CGACCGTTATGAGTTATTTTGCGTATCTGTTTACTGTTGACCTGCGTGGTCACATTGACCTGCATTGGCATGGCCCACTCCTTTTCATATTTCGTTAAAGCGGCTCGTGCACGCGCTTGAATATCTGGCGCCAGCGGTCTGCCCCTGTCATCCACTAAAACAAGCGCCTGTACACATTTACAGTTGTTTGCGTTGCCGTCCTGCGCGTACCAATCCCTGACCTCGTCGGTTGTGTACAGCTTGCCGTGGCGGTCTGCGTGCGTTTTTCTTGTGGTAGGACTAAGTGCGGACAAGTGCATCTGCATACCTTTAAGGCCGTACTCACTTCTGGCGTCGTCTGATTCGTCCCATCGAGCACGGCGCAACGCTGCGCTAACCTCTGTGCGAGCGATACGATTAGCTCTACGCTCCTCGATGCCTGCCTGCTTGGTTAGGTTTTTGGCGATATCTCGCGGATTAAGCCCGCGCCCTAGCCCATCAGTAAGCACGCGACTCATATTCGCTGTGACCGTGGCAGTTAGGCCTTTCATCTCTTCGAACTCACGAGCTCGCATTAATGCTAAGCGCCTGCGATACGGGTCGCTGCGCATAAGGCTAGCTATATCCGTACGTCCTGCCTTATATGCAAGCGACTGTTGAGCGAGATTGGCGAACTCTTGCGCTGTGCCACGCCGATACGCGACAGCAACGTAGGCCTCATAAAACCATAGGCTGTGCTCTCCCCCCTCTAAAAGCGCCTCTTCGATTGAGCTGCTTACGCCGCTTAACAGCATAGCTAGCACCGCCTCATCAAGCCGGAACGTATAGCGCCGGTTGACTGCGGGCTCTGCTGGCACCTGCTCAAGCAGCTTGATGATTCGGCGCAGTGCTTTACGTATGCGCTGCCGAAACTCCCGCATAGCGCCGCGCTCTAGCCTGTCTACACCCGTAGGGTCTTTAAGACTCCGTGGAAGAATCGGCGGGGGGTAACGTCTCGTCGTAGTCATCATCGTCCTTATCATCTAGCGGCTCTTGATACTCGCGAGGGTCGTAACCCGCCGCTGTACGTATTTCGTTAGGCTCGAACACCTCTTCACCTAAAGCCAAAGAAGCCTGGTTAATGCGACTCATCTTTTCTGCGCTATCTAGCTTCTCGCTTGATGTCTGCTCGTTTAAGTCATCCCACATCACCGTCTTTTCGCCAGTAGCTCGCAAGACGCCTATGCGGATCAAGTGGTCAACAAAGTCCTCGATCTCAAGCGCCAAGTCTTTTCTGCGCGACTGACACCGAGAGTAAAAATACTTTAGGTCCTCTGTGCTTGCGCGCTCGCCCTGCTGGTTGCCCACCAGTACCCTGCTAGGGATATCCAACCCCGCTGAAATGGTCTGTAGGTTGATGTCATACGTAGGCCTTGGGTCCGGCACGTTAGATACTAATGGCGTGACGCTAGCACCCTGCGTGGGCAGCAGAACGTCATTACCTCGGTTGACCTCTTTGGCCACCTCGTTAAATCGCTCTTGCAGCTCGTTAACCGAAACGCCGTACATCGAGGCTAGGCTGTTAAAGTCGATCTCTTTATCGAAGTTGACGTTTAGTTGTCGTGCTGCGTTTTTCAGGAATGACTCACCTGAACCACCCTCGACTTTCTCTAAGCTCACAAAGTTGTTATAGACCGGCTCTAAAAAGCCAATAGCATCATCTGAGTAATCGCCAAGAATGAATACTCGGTCCGGGTGAATCTTAATGTTTCGCCCCGGCTGCCCATTGCTACCTTGCTCGATATAGCTCCAGTACTTAGGCTTGCCGTAGTTTTCTGACGATAGGTCGGTGTTCCACTCGGAGACACGCAAAGCCGTAGCCCAAACTGGCACCACCTCGGCTAACGCTTTGCCTGCCTTAACAGGCTCATCCCATCGACCGCTATCTCGCACACGTAAAATCAGTCCCGAATAGCGTCCTACCAACCGTCTCGCATCAGCTTCGCGAAGTTTTCGCCAAAGCCGCGCCGTCAAAACTTGCGTTGCCTGCTTTTCCCATGCTGTCTCTTGCCGTGACTCGTCTTGGTCGTCACCCTCTATAACCCACGGGTCCGTTTTCCAACACGTGGCAGTCAACTTATTGACAGCACCGCTTGCTAAGCCGTTACGTCGATAAAGCTTGTAGAAGTCATGAAAATCTAGGGTTTGCTTAAACCCGTACTCACACCAAGCTGCATTCCGCTTATCATCAAGACCCATGCCCATCTGGTTCAACAACCCCATGCGAGCACGAGCCAAAGCCATATCGCGCATAGCATGATTAACTGCTAGCTGTAAATTGCTCATGTGTCACCCACAGTCGTACCCACACTTATGTGCGTCCATACTCTGAAATTTGTTAGTTATCTGCCTTGAAGCAGGCGCTTTGGAATCATCAGGCCCATCGGTTGGGCACCACCAAGCTCCGTTAATGCGTAGACCATTGCGTCTAACCTGTCAGGCGACTTCTTGGCCGTGGTGGGTACATATTCCATTAATTGATTTTCTAGCGTGTACAGTGCGCCTCGATGCGCGACACGCCCTTGTTCATACAGCGCTGATATTGGTTCAGCACGAGCAAACTTGCCCTTGCTTGCATGAACTCTGATGATGCGCCCCTTAAAGCCTGCATTCTTGAGCGTTTCCTCAGCCATATCGCCGCCTTGGTTCGTCTCGATGACGATAGCATCAGCGTTGTGCTGCTCATAAGCATGGATGGCTTTCAGCGCCCAGCCGTTAGGGCTGTACTTGCCGCTATAGTCACCATCAACCGAGTATTGCCTGCTGTCGCCTGCGCCATAAGAGCTCGCAGCTACAATCCCAGACTCGTCACTTTCATCGCTTGCTGTCGTCGCAGGGTCAACCGCCACCACCGTTCGCACAAGCTCATGCCTGATTTGCAGAGCGCGCGCAGCTGCAATTAGCGCCTCAGTCCACAGCGCACCTTCGGCATTAAACCTACGGGGCCGCTGCATATACTGCGCTTCAGCCGTGCGTCGGTGCGAGAACAGAGCTGTTCTATGACTCTCATTGTGCTTGTAAGGCCAGAGCCAGCCATCAGGTAGCCCATGGTCTATGGGAATGCCGTGCGTGTTCTCTTCTGGGTACGCTAGGCTGTTATCAATGATGACAGGCAAGCATAAGTGATGCCATTTCTCACCCGATCCGCCACGCAACAGATAGCCGCTCAGATCATGGTAATGAATCCGCTGCATGATAATAATTATGGGTGTGGTTTCAATGGCTAGGCGAGATTTAATTGTCTCGTTAAAACGGTCATTCACGCCATCACGTACCGTTTCACTGTATGCATCATCAGGCTTTACAGGGTCATCAATAATCAGTGCGCCTTGCCAGCCCGGCTCCATATGCCCAGCTCGGAACCCAGTCACCTGTCCTGCTGCGGACGACGCATACACACCGCCACCATGCTCGGTCCACCACATTGCCTTACTATCAGCATCGTCACGCAGCGCCATGGGCCACATGTTTTGATAGGCTGTGGATTTAACGATGCCGCGAGCGGTGCTTGAGTTAAGCAACGCTAGATTATGCGAGTACGACAGGTGCATAAACCGAGCGCGATTATTCAGCGCTAAGCCACGGGCAATCAAATTGATGGTGGCTAGCTCAGTCTTGGTGTAACCCGGCGGCACGTTAATAATGAGCCGTGCAATCTCGCCATCTACCACCCTGTCTAGCGTTTCTTGAATAACTTTGTGGTGTGGGGCAACGATCATTTTGCTGCCCATGCGCTGCTTGAAGAAATATCGGGCAAAGTACAGGCCATCGGCCCTGCACATTTCAGCCCGGATTGCATCATCAGCAGTCATCGTTATCCATTACTCGCTTAATATCGTCAGGCGTCATGGTGACGACCTGTACGGGGCCGCCGTCTTTGCCTGTGTGCTCAATATCCTGCTTATCACGCCACTTAGATGGTTGGCGGTTACGTAACCACAAAGAGGCGGCTTGCGTATCTGGCGGGAAGCGCTCCGTGTACTCAACCAGCATTTCCTCGCCTTGGTTGTTGAACACCTTCACTGCCTTATGCTCGTAACCCTTAGCTCTTTGGAATAACCTTTCAGCCACCTCTGCGTCAGCTAACAGCTTCCCGCGTGTGATGGACTCAAGAAACTCTTTATGCGCCCTCTTCCAAGCATTAATTGTTTGCTCAGAAACGCCAAAGAAATCAGCCATTTCAGCATCAGTAGCACCAAGCAAGCACAGTTTGTATGCCTGCTCCGCGAACTCTGCTTTATATCTAGTTGGACGACCACCACGAGCGGTGACCGCCTTACGTTTAGTGGTCATGGTTTACCTATAAAAAAGCCACCCGCGAAGGAGTGGACTATTGGAGAAATAAAAAAACTAGCAATTGCGGAAGCTAAATCTAGGATCATCAGCCTTAACGAGATAGCAAATAAGCAACCTGAGATTGCAAACTTGCGATCTCAGAGCGCAAGCTAGACTCCAGGCTCTCAACATCTGCCATGAAATCGCCTAAGACTGGGCTCAACACCCACAACAAAAACCGTTTATACAATCGTTTAATCATTTCTCATCCTTAGGTGGCTCCAAGCCTTTTCCTCGTTTTGGGGTGAAAATGCAATCTTCAGGTGTTGTTCCGCCAAACATAGCCCCTCCAAATAAAAAAGCCCCGCTCAATGCAGGGCTTCATAAAATCGGCTGACAACTCGACAGCCTACGTGTTTTATTATGGTTTAGTCTGGACAGTTGCGCAAGCTGTCCGGACAAAATAGTCGCCAGGCACATCATACCCCTCGCCCATCCAGTGCGATAACTGCTTCTGGCAGCTGGCAACCATGTCATAGTAAGCAGTTCTTGAAACACCCAGCTTATCCAACTTCGCTTTAACAGGCCCTGTCCAAATATAATGAGCTACAACAATCCGCTTTGCCTCCGGGTAAAGCGCACTTATACATCGGTCTAACCGATTCAAATCATCATCTACCAACAACACATCCGGCTCCGGCACTTTCCCTGCCCCATCCACCACTACATTATGAAACGCCGACTGACTGGGCAATCCTAGCGCCCTGCGATTCTCCCCTCGCTTCCAAGCCCCCCATTCGCTCAACAGAACCTCGATATTACTTTTGCTCATCCGTCGTCGCCCCATTTTTAAACAACTGTTCTAGCTCCTCTTTAGCCTTCTCCGTCTTATTCTCTTTTTGGCTGGCTTCGTACTTGGCTCGCTCCCTGCGGACAAAATCTACGTGCTTGCTTGGGTCGTCATAACACCATCTAGGAAATGCCACTGCCCACCTCCACCAAAACAAATCCCTTCTTAGCCGGATCCAAACCCACATCAATGACAACTGGCCGAAAAATACTGTCATCCACACCCAGCGCTTTAGCCACGCCATCTAAGTGATGCTTGATCGCTCCATGCAT